ACATTGTAAATCAATGTTATATAATTTTTATTTTAAAATTTAATTTTGATTTAATTTTTTTATGACTATTTAATCTCATTCTCGCTACTTGCTAAAGGGATTGCACTTTCTACAACCTTAATATTAACAGTATTAATAGTTACCTCTTGGCTTACAGTTTCTTTAGGTTTGCCATATACCCTACTCATTAAAGTATCTAAAGAATACAAGCTGCCTTTTTCAAGTGATTTCTTTAAAGCATTTGCTACTGTCTTTTCTAATATCGTTGCATTTGGATTTTTAAAGGTATCTGCCAACTCTTCAAGAGTCATAGACATAAGCACCTGGATAGCATCATTTACCTCGCTCATTTTGTACCCTTGCTCTTTTAAAGCCGACACAAACTTTCTTGGTCTGCCATTAGGATTTCTTACCTCTCCTTTTTTAGCCGGTCTTAAATTCTGTTCGTTAGCCATTTCTCTTATTTGTTTCTAAATTATCTATTAAACTTTTCGTTAAAATATTGCTCTGCAGATTGATAACTATTACTCTCAATGTAGGCAGTTTTAACTTGGTGCTCATGGATTTGTTGAGCCTTTATAAATGCTATTAGTAAATCATTGCCTATGAAGTATCTGTTTTGCTCCATAAATGATTGTAAGAATTCGACTGGTGTTTGTTCCATAGTTATTTATGATATTCTATTGTTTTATTGTGTAGTTCTTGTAAAAAATCGTTATATCTCTTGTTTTGTCCGTACCTAACATGGCATAATCTACAAAGTGCCATTACATTCTCAACTCTATCTTGCTCCTCTTTATTGTTTTTACCGAATTTGCTTCTTGGGACTATGTGGTGGAAATCATGACTTTGAGATCCACAACATTCACATGGAATAAAATCAGCTACTGTATAACCAAAGTATTCAAGATAGTTTTTAGTATATTTTTGCAAAATTAGATTTATTATTTTTATCTCTATATAAAGTATATTGTAATGAATTAGGCTTTAAATTGTAGGCTTCTGCTGCTAATTTTATAGAGTCATATACTATGCCGGTATTCTTGTCAAGTATTTTAACTCCGTTTCTATTTAATCTATTATGTTTAGAAGCATACATCATATTCTCTTTTTGAGTACACCATTCTAAATTATCTACACAATTATTGCTTGGATTATGGTCAATATGATTTATTACTGGTTTGTTATATGGATTTTCAATAAATGCCATTGCTACAACCCTATGCAAGAATAAATCTTTTTTAATTCTATTCTTATATAACCTTACCTTTTTATAGCCATGTTTATTGTGCAAATATCCATTAGATATATACCCTAATCTATTTTTTAATCTTGCGAAGTTAGATATCCAATATAAACCCTCATAACCTACTACTTCTTTCCAAATTTCTGTATTATTATCCATATGCCATTTATACTATATAGGATAATATGACTTTTTACCAATTTAAAATTCTACACCACAAGATGGGCAGATAGTTCCAGTTCCTTTTGAATTATCTTCTTCCTTATCTTCATTCCATATAGGAACATCTAAACCCCAATTTTGAAGCTCTATTGCATCCCATTCATTAGCTAACTGCTCATAATCCCATTCTCCAGCATTGATATTATCTCTAATTAAAAACTCTTTTAGCTCTTTAGCATTAAAATCAGTAGCTTTCTTTACCCAAGTATCCTCTATTTCTTTGTAATTTAAGTCAAGTAAAGCTCTATATCTTTGATTGCCACCTACTATTATATTATTCTCATCTATAATTATAGGTCTTAATTCAAGCATTTTAGGGAATGTCCTTATGCTTTCAACCAATTTCTTAAAATTCTCGTTTCTTACTACTCTTGGGTTTTCTGGATTGAGCTTTAAACTTGTTAATTTTATCATTTGAATAGTTTACCCTCTGTTTTAGTCATTTTATTTATTAAATCTACTTGCTCCTGGTTGTTATCATAATGGATAGCAACTCCCAACCTTTTGACTGTTTCCCACTTGTTTTTGCCCGAAGTAAAGAAAATATCACTTCTTCTTATACCTAATTTATCAGCCACATCAAATACTTCTTTACTATCCTTACTTTGTCTTGCAGTAATAATTAAAACTCGGTAATTCTCTGCTAATAGCTGCTTTGCTTTCTCTTGACCTTTTGAAGTGCTTAAAGTATCATCAAAGTCAAAACTTACTATTTTAGTTGCAAATTCTCCTTGAGCCAATATTGCACGATATACCTTTTCGGCTTTACCTTGCGTGTCATAAATGCAAGATCCGTTACCTATTCGGTATTTACCATTTGAGCACTTATATACCGGCATCTACTTTCTTTTTAGATTTCTTACCATTCGCACTGTCTTGATTAGGTGCTTCACTCGGTTGTTGAGCGATTTTAAGGCTTTCTTTATATTTATTGGCATAATTATATACTCGGTTTACAAGTTCAAAAACGCAGCTTCCACAGTTGTTTCTATCATTGCTTTCATAGATATACTTGTTATGGATTGCTTTATACTGCTCAAATACTGGTTGAGTTAGGTTTCTCAATACTTCATACTGAATGCTTATTGAGTTGTCTAATTGGGTAACAAATAAAAAATCTAATTCTTCTTGTGTCATTTTCTTATAAATTTTATGATTAATTGAAATAAGATTACTGAAAGGAATGCACCTATAATAATCTCTTTAATATAAATAGGTAAAAGTGAAATTATTAAATAAGCATATACTGGTAAGCAGTATTCACAACCAAATGGCTTCTTTTTTAAATACTTATTCCAGCTTGGTACTTGGTAGATTTCAAACCATACTACCATTAAAATCAAAGTTGCTATGATATTTTGTAGCATATAGGAGTAAATTTGTTTTCTTTATTTTCTTGCACTTTTTTGAATACCTTATCCAGCTCATCAAGTATCTGGTCAATGTCCCATTCTTTAGGAACATCTATTTCGCACTCAATAGTGAATTTGATTTTCTCGTTAAATAAGTCGCTCATTTTAGCTTTTCTTTTGATTTTAGAGATAGTTTCATAAATACTTCTTACCGGTATGCCAGTATCATTGCTTAACTTTTTAGCCTTGCAATTATATTTTAAATAGTATTTAAGTAGGTTGTTCTCGTAGAATGGTAGTTTATCATGGAATTCCTCTACTTTTTCAAACTTTGCCTCCATTATCTCAAAATCACTTGGAGTTTCTACTATATTAGGTACTTCCTCATAAACTCTCCTAAATTTATTATGGAATGTACTATCATTGGACTTAATCATGTTTAAAATGGTGCGAATAACATAGAATTTGAGATACCCATCATTATTCATTTGGAATAATCTCTCTTCTGGAAGATTACATACTACTAACATTACTTCGGATAGCAATTCATCTCGTAAATGCTCCGGCTGCATTTTAGAGATTACATCTTTTAATTCTCTTGAATTATAAAGGTCAGTTATTATCTGTTGCCTCATCTTCGTGGATCATTGACAAAATTAAAGAATATGTTATAAGGTCTTGTAAGCTATCTTTCATACTCTCGTTTCTTGCCTCTTTGCCAATTAAGTTGACAATTCTTGATATTTTTATTCCTATTTGATTAAGGCAAACCTGGAATGCAGTAGTGCCACATAACATCCCAGTTTCCTTAAAATTGCTTAATCTATCTTCATTTGCATAGTCATCACCTTTGCTTTCCAAAAGGTCTAATATATCCTTAAATATATCTCTTGCAAATTGCAGTTGTTCTTGTTTGTTCATTAGAAAGGTAATTTATCTTCTTTTTTAGCTACTTCTATTTTACCATCAGTCCAAGCCACTTTCCCATTCCCTACATAAACTTTCTTTTCTTTAGCTTCTCTTTGCTCTTTAGTTTGTTGCAAAGTTATTGCAACGTTATTGCCAAACTTATCAAGTTGGTCATTTATTGAAGCAGTATAGTACTTATATGTACCATCTTCTTGCTTTATGCTGAAATTAATTAGTGCTCCCATTTTTTTGTTCTTTTATTAGTTGTTCGGAATATTCCTCAAGTTTTGCTCTGTTCTCTTCGTTTAGAATTACATAGTTATTAGCCATACTATCAATAGCTCCGGCATTTGCTAAATCAATCTCATACATTTTTCTAAAATCTTCATGAGTTATCTTCATAAGCAAATCTCTATTAATCCAATCCAATCTACCGGTATAACCTTTTAAAGTTTGTTTAGCCCCATAAGTTGCTCCGGTTTCTGTAATTATGAAATCAAAATAATCTCTACTCAATTTAGCATAAAGTAAAGCCTTTGCAAAGTAAAAAGCATCTGTTGTTTTCGCTGCCATAGTGTAAAATTAAGGTTTTTTGTTAATTTAAAATATTTTATTAGGTTTTTTATTCACAATTTGTAATAATTGTTAATAGTTTGCATAAACTCATCTAAACTCCAGCATACTGCACACAAGTAGCCTTTGTTATTTAGATAAGCCATTATTTTCTTTTGAGCTTCGCTTGGTTTATTATATCCGTATTTCATTTCAATATAAAGTCCATGATATTCGCCCATCGGAGTTGGAACGCATAAGTCCAAAATTCCGGCAGTTGTTCCCTCTGCCTTTAGCCTTTTAGCAGTTGAGTAGGCTCTGTGTCCCCCGTTCGGGATTGCAAATATTAATTCTCTCGGATATTGCAACCTAAACCAATTTACACAAGCCACCTGGAGTGTGTGTTCATCTTTTATCATTTGTTGAAATAGTTTTTAAATGTTTTATTCCATTGTTCTCTTCGCTCTGCTATTCTTTGCTCTTTATTGTCCGTTTCTGGCTTGTTTGCTACCTGGTTGATACATTCTATTAGCTTATCAAAATAACCGTCTATAACCGGTATTTCTTCGCTTACTTCATTTATTTGTCTATCCTTTTGTATCTTAAACTGCTCGTTTGCATAATCGCACTCAGCTGCATAAGTATTTACCCATTTCATAAAAGCAATAGGGCTTAACTTTCCGTATATATCTCCAAAAGTGCCGGTTTTAGCTTTTACATAAAATAGCTTCCATTGTTCAGCAGTTAGATTGGCATAGTTATTGCAAATAAGCTCAACAACATCTTGTTTTTGAGCGTTATTCCACTCACAACCTATGTAGTTTAAAAAGTTGCTTAATTGAGCAGCAACTCCGGAATAAATCTTTTCTACTCCTAATTCTTTTGATAATTGGACTAAAGTTTTTGTGTGGCTAAAATCAGCCGGTGCATGATTAACCGAAATACTTTGCTGTTTCTTCGTCAAGCTCAATTCTTTGTCCTTCTTGTTTTGTTCCATAGTTGATAATTTTGTTGAATTGTGAATTTATATTTTTAAGTAAAAAGTTTTCTTTTAACCATTTGTCTTTTGAAGCATAATCTAAAACTTTATAAAAACTTGCTTTTATTGTTTCTGCTTTAGTTTCTAAATTCCTTTGGTTGCATAAAAATATGATTTTATTTTCTATTTCTTTAATCATCTTTCCATCTACTGCTTGGAATGTTGGTTTGAAGTTAAACATAGATTGGTAAAAATCAAAATAAACCTCAACCATTAAATCATAGTTAGCAGATTTATCTGCAAATTCTATTTTACTTTTCTTTTCTTTAGTTTCCTTTAGTTTATTTTCCTTTACTTTACTTGCATTACCAACGCAATGCTCTTGCAATGCATTTGCATCTGCATTTGCATCTTTAACTCCTTGCCATCTCTTTTGAGCAGCTAATCGTGCGTTATTTGACTTTTCTAAATAAGGTTGTAAGTAATATACTTGTTTGATAGAAAAAAAGTTATTGCACTCATCTATTTGAAATAAATCATACTTTTTAAGTACTACCTCAACTTTAGCAAGTGAAGTTCCAAATTCATCAGCAAGTAGGTCAATATCCGAAATAGGATACCTAAAATCTTGTTGTTCTCTTAATACCTCAAGAAGCATAAAATAGATACCATAACCCTCTATTCCAAGCTCTTTTGTTACTCGTTTGATCTTCCTATCGTGTCTTGCATTAGCAAAGTGTGGGAAGTAAAATGCATCTTTTTTCATAAAATAAAAAACCCTTGTAGTAAGGAGTACAAGGGCTGGTTTATAAAACCTAATAGAAAATATTTAACTCCTTACTTTTAAATATTCCCTTTTATATAAATAGTAGTTCTTTAGAAATTACCGGCAGCTTTTACACCACCGGTAAATCAACTATGAACAAGCAAATATAACTAAATTTCCTTTAAAAATTCTTTTTTTACAGAAAATCTTTCTTTTTTACCTTCAACGATATAAACATCTCCATGTTCAGCTATAAATTCTACTATTTCACCTTTAGCACCATATAACTTAAATACCTTTTTATCTACCATTCTATTGCTTTTTATATCCTTTAAGAGTTGATATTTCACAATGCTTTTCTCATTTTAGTTGCTACTTGCATTATTGACTTGGCTCTTAATTCTAAAGATTTAATGTACTTCATTACTTTGAGCTGGTCTTTTTCTATCCAATATCCCTCCCAATCTGCTGCCAAGTTTTTAACTATCCCCTCTGTACGAAGATAGTTTATAATTTTACGCATTTGAATTTGGCTCAAGTGAATAGAGTGCTCTTGCATCATTAAGGCTCTCAAGTCATTGTTAGTTATCTTTTTATTTGACTTGATAAATTTAGCTACTTTTTTAGCTACGGAGATTTCATAGTGTGTCATAGTTTTTTATTTTAAGGTTAGTGAAGCTGGTTGTAAGATTAATTTATTAGGAATTGCATCGCCAAGATTATACCATTGACAGAATTTAGCGTCATCAAAATATTCAATGCCATCTTTAAAATAGCTTGGTATTTCGTATACTCGTTTTATTATGGCTGCTTTAGGATCATAAGTAAACATGTGTATTTCTCTTATGCCATCGTTAAAAACGAAATCAATAATGCTATCTGTATATTTTACAATCATGCCAGTTGCATAGCATTCACGATTATATCTTGTATTGTGTACTTTGCTTTTGACTAATCTGCCATCAACATAAACGTGCAAAGTGCCTACCGGAGGAGTTATTTTATAGTTACCCATTGATTATATTTAAAATGTTATTTACATAGATTGTAGCAAGTTCTACCTTTTCAATTAGCTTCTCGCAGAAATCATTATCTCTATCAATATGCAGTATTTTAAGCATATTTATTCTCGGATCATAAGCAACCCAATTCGCCCAATTAGTGTTAGTGCATACCATGTTAAACTGTACTTGAGCATAGTAATTCTTGTTATAAGCAAGTAAATCAGCACCAGAATTAAATAACAAGTAATCAATCATAGTTTCTCCGGTATATGGACATTTAACCTCTAACACTCCTTGACCTTTGTCGCTTTCAATCAATCCGTCTGGACTGCCTCCGGACCTTTCGCCAAACTCAAAGAATTTAGGATTAGCACCACCCAAGTTTTCTACTTTATAACCAGTTTGAGCTTCATAAACCAAGATAGCTTCGTTCTCTAAAGATTTACCCCATTCTAAACTCGGTAGTGAGCCTAAAGATTTTACTTCGCCACTTAATATCTCGTGGATTTTTCTATGTATGTAGGTTTTAGCAGTTGCACCAAATACCTCATCTTTCTTTTTACTTTCAGTAAGTAAGTTTCCTATTTCGGAAGCAGTAAACTTTCCCAGCCTACTGCTCATCCAATTGTCTTGTTCAAACATTATTTTAAAGATTTTTTGCGATTAGTAAATAAAGTTTTCTCTGCATTACTCCAATCTTCTTTTGTAGAGTATAGCATTTGTAATTCTGTAATATCCTTACATTTAGCAAGTTTATTAACTAATTCAGCATCAATACCTACCGGCTCATCTTTGCCATGAGTGTTAGTAGCATCTGCATCTTTAGTGTCATCAATAAGGAATAAACCATTTAAGGCATATTTACGAGCGTAAGAAGATGATGCTCCGAAACTTTGTGCAATATCCATTCCTCTTTTATTAGGATCAATACCGGCACATGCAGTTACTTTATATGAAGATGAAGTTTCTAAATCAATTAATAGTGCTTCAGCTTCTACATAAATAATACCACTAATTTCTTTTATTTCATCGGACAAAGTTAAAGTACATTCATGCTTAGCTAATAATGGCTTAACTGCTTCAAGAATATCCTCGCAGTTTCTGTACTTGTAATTACCAAAGTTATTAAATTGGTTTTTTGGGGCTTTCAGTTCAAACTGAATTTTTGATAATTTGTTCATAGTTGTAGTTGGCTTTTATAACTCCTGCCAGAAGTTTTACAAAAATAAGTAAAGTTTTTTAATTAACAAAATTTGTTTATAAAATAATATCATCATAAAGGTCTTTTTGTGCTTCAATCTTCCTAATAGCGTTTAAAACAGTTGTATGATCTCGGTTGAATATAGCCCCTACTTCAGTCATTGTGAAGCCGGTTTGATATAGTTTATACATTAAAACCATTCTCGGCAATACTACTGTTCTTCTTCTGCTTCCACTCATCATATCTTCGTAGCTTATTTTATAGTCCTTACAAACTCCCACGATTGCAGTTTTTATAACCTGGTCCTTGTTAGCCTTTAGATTGTTTCTTAATTCTTTAATTTGAGCTTTAAGTTTAATTAACTCGTGGTTCTTCAATTTTAACTCCCTCGGTGTTGTCTGCATAATAAATGGATAGTTTTATATTTTCTTGTTTACATTTTAGTTTTAAATCTACATAAAAATCATGTAGCATATTGTCTATTTCTTCCGATTTTAGAGATGCTTCAAATATTGTAGCTATTTCCTCTAATCTTGATAATCTTCTATCCATGATAAGAGTTTTTATTGTTTTCTAATTCTTTACAAATATATTCAATTAGCTCTTGCATACCATCTTCAAGCAATTCATCTGGCTCAATGCCGAATATTTTAATATCCTCTACAATATAGTGTCCTTGAATACCAAGCTCTCTCTCGGCTGGTTGATAATAAGAAGTGAATGTTACCGGAAATCCTTTATAAGTTACTTCTGCCATAGTTGGTATATTTAAGTTTTGAAAAAATCGTTTTATTTCTGTTTGATTATGATTGTCATTTGGGTAAAGATCCAGGCACCTTGTTCTTAATTCATCAAGTTTTTCTCCACTTGCAATTAAGTTACATATCTCTTGCTTTATTGCACTAATATGAGCAAAGGATTTCATCCATAAGTCATGATCTTCGCTATACATAAAAGTAAAGTCATGGTTTCTTAACATTTGAATAAGTTGTTCCATAGTTTTTAGTTTTTAGAGTTACGATAAGCATTTAATAATTTAATACAATCTTGATACCAATCATGGTTTCTATCCGAGTAAGGTTTATTAGGCAATCTTAAATAATTTATTGCAGTTTTATAAACCCACTTTTTATGTATCGGATTGATAGTGTCTGTATCTCTTAAAAGAGTTAATAACAACCAAGCTAAATATTTGTTTGTTGGTTTTGTTTCTACGAGCCAGTTAGTTAAATTATCCATTGTTCTCGTTTTTATAAGCGTTAATAAATAAAGCTCCTAAAATAGTAACACAAACTAAAGTGCAACCATACAATACATAATCGTTTTGAATTAAACCTACTGAAAGGAATGTTGAAAGGATAGTTAATTTGTTCATAATTGTTTTTTTAACCTCAGCACCATTGCTTTGGTAGAACAAAGATAAACAAACTATTTCAATAATTAACAAATTTTGTCAATTATTTTTTAAAGTTTTTCTAACTTATTGTAAATTAATGGTTTATAATACTAACTTTTGGCAAAATTCATGCAATTATTTAGCTGAAATTATATCTAATTGAATATAGTTAATCATCGAAGAGCTCAAAATATGTTTCATTTACGAACTTTTCTACAATTCTTAAAGATTTGGCTTTGATATTGTCTATAACTTCTCTATCATCTTTAGTCATTACATTAAGCTGCTCCATTGTAGCAAGAGCATAACAGAATGTATTAATATACTCCGAGGCAGTAGTTTCATCTACTACCCACTCAATTTCTTGTTCCTGGTCCTCGTTTAACTCTTCAGCCATAACTAAAGTATTTCGCCTTTGAATATTCTTTTGTTTTCTACTTTAAAATTGCCCTCTTTATCTACAATAACATGAGCAAACCCATGAGCGTAATTGTTAGCAAATGGCACATAATCTGGATTTAACTCACATAAGCAGCCGGTACTCCAAGTTGTAGTAATATCTCCACTCAAATTTGTTTCTGTATGTTCGCTTACTTTGTGAACGTGCCCAATTAAAATACTTTGTTTAGCTTTTACATAAGCTCCACGAGCAGCATTTACTGGACTAAAAGCACCTCTCATTAATAAGTGCCCATGATGAATAAATAACTTACCAGCTTTAACCAATTTAGTATCCTCAATTAAACGTATTTTAAGCTCATTTAAGCCAAGTATTGACTCCAATGAAGCATTTGCTATATCCAATAATTCAGGAGCTTTAGCCATCATCCAATGATTAAAGCGAACGTCGTGGTTGCCAAGCATCCAATATATATCTTGAGTAGGGAATGTAGCTCTTAATACTTGTAAGAAGTTTTTACAAACGTCAATCTCATAAGCCAAGCTCTTTTTTCTTGGATCTTTAAGGAAGCGGCTAATTTGGTAGAAGTCAATTAAGTCCCCATTTATTACAATGGTATTTACTTTCTTATCTCTCCCATAATTAAAAGCACAAGTTAAAGCCTGGATATCATGGTAAGGAACATGAATGTCGGATATAACAAGAATATTATTATTAGCCAAAGGAAGTTTAATAGGGATATTTTCTACTGCTTCGCTTTTAGGGAATTGGTATGGATTTTCTGGATTTAATGGCTCGGCAGATTTATTGTTTGTTCTTGACTTTTCTCCAGCCTTACCAAGAGCTTTTAAGCATTGAGTATAGCAACCCTTCCAATCATTAAATAGATGTTTATTTTTATTATAAACTATTCTTGAGAATTGCCTTACCGGAGTATTTGGGAACTCTTGCCTTAATTCAATAATGATTTGTTTTTTTGTCATCGTAGTTGTATTTAGTTATGAAAAGTATAAGTTAGCTTCGGCTTCTCTTCTTCGTGTAAGTCCGTTTAAAACCTTTCCACCACCTTTGTTCCATTTCATAAACTCATCACGAATAGTTTTGTCTGTAGGATCAGCATTTACTTTTTTAAGCAATGTTGAGCTTCTTAAATTACCTACTCCACAATTATATGCAAAGTCAGTAAGTGCATCTCTTTGATTTTGATTTACATTTGATTTTATAAGCTCATTAGTTTGCTGAACGAATTTAATCAAGATAACATCTAATAACTCCTCTGCTCTTTGTTGGGTAATTTTATCTCCTGGTTTTACCTTTACTCCGTTCTCATAAAAAGTATTTCCGTATCCTATTGTATTATGCCCAGCTGAACATACATACGAAGTCAATTTGCAACCCTCAAAGTGCTTAACTAATTCTCTTAATTTGTTTGATATTATCATTTTAATAGTTTTTTAAATACAAAAATTACACCTATAAAGATTAATAGCATAAAGCCAACCCACCTACCTATTACGATTAGTTGTTTCTGCTTAATTATAACCTCATTAGCAGCCTTTAATTTACTTTCCAATACAAATAGCTTTGCAGTATTTTCAAGCCTTATAACACTATCCTTTTTGATTGTTTTAGTAATGGTTTGACCTGGTAGGTAAACATAACGAATTATCTCGTTGTTTATAACAGTATCTTTTATTAAAGTATCGGTACTTTTTAAGGTATCATGCGTAATCGTTTCTCTTACTTCAATAGTTTCTTTAATTGGGAACTTATCAGCACAGTTTTGAGCTATAAGCTCTGGATATTTACTTTGAATGATTGCTAACTTCTTAACTGATTGCTTTTCAGTCATGCAAGAAGCTAAAAGGATTGTTGTTAGTAGTAGTAAGTATTTCATTTATTTGTTTTTAAAGTATCCGTCTATAAACTTTTCAACCACTTTTAAACCTAATAAAGCAGCTATTAGAATAGTTACCGAAATAACTAAAGTTTCGCTCGGTGCTATATGTGCCTCGCTGTATGAGTTATGATATAAAGTAACGCCTAATAAAACACCTAAAAACAAAGCTATTAAACGCTTCATGCTTGGAGTATCTTGTCTATCTAAAAAGAAACCGGCAATAAAAGTTAGTAGTTTTCTCATTTTATATTTAATTTATACTCTATAATTGCTAATCTCTTATCTAAATCTGCTCTTGCTATTGCTGCATCGGATTTAATCTCTTGCATTTCAATAGTTGTCCCTTGTGGGGGAATAGCTTTATTCTCTTGAGTAACTACAACAGAGATTTTACTCTCTAAAACTGTTACTTTACTTTGTAAGCTATTAAGCGTAGATAAAAGATATACTATACAACTGAACATTATTGGAACTGCTGAAAAAAATATCTTTTCTACTAATTTACTTTCGCCCATTTTTACCTTTTAAATTCTTTCTTATTTGAATTATATAATTAGCAATAGCCAATAAAGAAACTATCACTCCGAGTATGAATGTAATATCGCTTTTCGTTAAGTTTGCAGCTATGTTTAAAAACAATGAAGATGCAAGAAGCAAATTATTGTTGTGGTGCTGGTTCTCCAATATCATTTAAAGGTCTTTTTTCTGGGTATTTAGTATAATATCTTTCTGCATATAAACCCTCTAATCCAGCGAAAGTATGCACTCCACATGGATCGGGGTATATTTCATATTGATTAAAATCTATCAATGGCTCTTCTTTCCAAAGTATATCTACCGAGTATTTATCCGACAAGATAGCCTCTTCAATTACTTGCATATCTTCAATTACTGCCGGAGTTAAAACCAATTGCCCTAACTCTACTACGTTTTCAGTAAAGTAGGTTGTTTCGTTACCCTCTAAATCCGTAGAAGTAGCTTGTATTTTTGTTTTTATTTTATCCCATTGATCTTGGGTAAATTCATATTTTGCGAATACCATATTATATCGTTGTTAGTTGAGCTAATTCTGTATTTGTTAAACCTCTTTCAAACAATAAGCATTGTCCAACACTTATAGCCTCTCCATATCCATAGTATGTACTTGGCTCTCCTAATCTAATTTCTGTTTTAGTACCATTGAAAGTCATAGTAGTACTATCTGTACCTATTTGTACTCCGTTTATATATAAAGCAAAATCTCCGGATTTGTATCTATATCCAATTTTTAACTTTTGACCTACAGAAAAAGAGCCCCCATTTATTATTACTCCACCATAACCACCATTCCCAAAAAATGTTTTAACTTCTATAGCTCCAGCAACATAAACAATCGCAATTGTTGATATGGCATTTGCCGAGCCTAATTCATTACTAAAAATATTAGCTGCTAAACCTCTATCCCCTTTTACAATACACTCAACAAAAATACTACCTTCGGATTGCCCAATTAAACTACTTATCCCAGTTTTATAACAAGAGTCAGCTAATCTTGTTACAGAAGTAGAAGTAGTAGGTATATATGAAGTAGGGTAAGCAGATGCTTCAATTTGAGCACCCCATATAAACCCACCATTAACGCCATTACCAGTATATTGAGGTAAATTACTTCCATCAATAGTGTATCCGGTTGTTGGCAAAAACGAGAATACTGGAGCTACAACTGTAGAAGTAGTTGTTACTGTTAAAATTATTCTATACCAACCATTGCCAACGGATTGAATTGAATGAGTTACGCTTCCAGAAGTTGAAACTAAAGATTGATTTGTTAAATTATAAATTACATAAGGATTGCCAGTTACACCACCAATTCTAAAATAAGCATAAGTGTATTCACTTGATTTGAAATATGCACTTAAAGTATAAGCCGTTCCACTTGCAACTGTATCAACTTGATATACAAATTTATTGCCACTTGCATTGTTAGAAACTAACTTGTCAGCATTTTGAGTTCCATCTGGACTTATTGCTACATTTGAAGATTTAGTTATTCCATCAACTTCCCAAACTGCATTGCTAAAATCTTCACTATAAGTAACAACATTCGTACTCTGCTTCTCTAACAATAAACTCGGACAACCATTTTCATAAGTTAATCTCGGTACGTTTAATCTGTCTGTAGTAGGGAAGTATGGTTTTAAAGCTCCATAATTTGCTTGATAACCCCAAATATAAACACCTTTACCAGTTCCAATATATCCAGTAGTACTTCCATTATTTAAAAATACATAGCAATAAGTATTTGCACTTGTAGGCAAATCATAAGAAAAACTACATCTATACCAACCATTGCCAACATTTTCAATACTTTGATTAGCTCCGGTAGTTGTTCCATTAGCTAAATTAAATACGTTAGATTGATATCCAGCAGTTCCATCATAAAACTGTAAATTAATATGACTTAATGTATTCGCCTTAGCATAAACTGATATAGTATTTATTCCTTTTTGTAAAGGTAAAATTTGATAGGCAATATGAGCATCATTTGCTGAATTATCATATAAAAAATCAGCAGTATTTGTACCATTAGGAGCAGTTGCAGCATTACCAGTAACACTTGCTTGATATTTTGACCAAGCTGTATTTGCAAAATCTTCACTATAAGTAGATAAATTCCAACAAACATTTTCCACTTGCCCTAAACTATTAATACGAGTGCCATCACTTCCTCTTACGAAATCTAAATCTCCACTTCCATCACTTGGAATTATAGAATAAACCTTATCTTCTTTATAGCCACTTGGTATCAATACAAGTGAAGCATCGTTTAATAAACTCATAATAAATTGTTTAATTTAGAAACCAAGCAATCTTGTCCCTCAAAAAATCCACCATCAGCATCTATTCTTGCCTTAAATGGTATAGCATATCTATTTAATGTAGATATTGCAGCCTTAAAAACTCTACTAAATAACGCTAAAGTAATCATTAGTATAAAACTACGCTTCCAGAAGTTAAAGTTATAGAAGTAAAGCTCTTGCCGGTAGGAGCAAAAATAATCATACCAGCAGTTATTGTTTTACCACTTAATCCCATAGAAGAAACTGCATTTGAGCCATCTAAAGTCAAAGATGAAACAATGCAATCTGTATTTACAACAAACGCTTCAAAATTCTTATCGTTTGCTGAAGTATTAGATACAAGATAACTACCACTTGCACCACTTATTCTTTCTAATAAAGTCATTTCTTTTTATTTTAAATAGGTTTAATTAGGAATTTGACACTCATTATATACAAAATCTACACCCAAAGTAAAGCTAAACCTTGCCCCACCTAAATAGTCCGGAGTTTGCTCTTCAACCACATCAAAAGAAACATCGCCTAAACGAACTTCTTGATTGTATTTTAAAGCCGAGAGAATATCTCCACCTATTTGAATGCAGTCGCTTTTTACGTCCTCTACATTGGTTTGATCTTGTAAGGTTTTATCCAAAGTAAATAACTCAACATTGAAAGTCATCACATTGCCACTTATAGAGCCATTAGCAATGTTAAAAAACATAGCCGGATAGTTGTTATCCCCTTGCTCTAAAAAGTCAAACGTATCCCCAAAGAATACAGTTTTAACTTGCTTATGACTTTCCCCTAACGAGCTTATTGTTTGTATTACTTGGTTTAGTGTCATTTTTTTCAATTTTAGCCAAGAAGAGTTTTAACTTCTCAACATTTTTGTTGTTATAATTTTTTGCCATTAGCAATCGTTGCTGTTTCTATAAATGTTTCCTTGATACTTCTCTTCAAACGTTCTTTTTCTATCATAGCAGCAATCATCTAAAAATATAGAGCTTGTATATGCGTCATTATCCGGTAGTATCGTTTCAATCGTACTTCCTGGATTAATATACAAAGGTAAGTTACCTATTGATGCTTGGTATTTTAAATAATTAATTAATCTCTCTTTGTAGAACTCTGCTCTTGTTTTGTATCTCGCTGAAATATCTAACAAATCTTGCATTGATGGTTGAGTAGTATTCTCTCCAGTTTTTTGTACCACTCCTTTAGTATAGAATTGATAATTTAACTCTACACTTAATTCGCTTAATACATAATAAACCAAAGTGTCTGCTATATAGTCATTGATTAAGGTAACCTCTGCCGGAGTTAAGTTATTAGCTTGAATACCGGTAAGAATACGATTGTATAGAGCAGTCCCAAGAGCTGGGTGTATGTACATATCTTGACTCGCTTTGATTTCTGGATAAAGTAGTTTCTCATCTACGTTACCGGCTAAACCACTACGCTCTTTTATTGAATTAGGACTAATTATAAGTATGTTCTTGCTCATTTTTATTTGTTTTTACGCATTACGATATTGCTTTTCCATTCATGTCGGCAGCTTGGAGAATGTTCGCCACTTGGCATAGTCCACCAACCACCTTTTCTGTCCCATACTGAATAACCTAATCTTGCACTAATTTGCTCAATATCACTTCTTGAATAGAATTTATCTAAAGACATTAATCGTTTGCAAAACTCTCTACTTGGATGAGCAGCAGTATTCCTCTCTCCAGCTGGTACTATATCTTTCCACTCATAAGAGTATCTAATCATAAAAGATTTAGTTTCTGGCTCTATTTTAGTTAAGTCCTTTAAAGGAGCAGTTAATTCGTGTATAATTACGCCTTTCTCCATTCCTTGAGTTAAACTCCCACTCTTAATTAAGTCCTCAATATTAACCTTAACTGTTTCAACATCAAGTTTTAATGTTTCTGCAATTACTTCCGGAGTTATTCTCTTATCCTTGCTTATTAAGTCAAGTATATCAGCTTTAGTTTGGTTTATAGATGCAAATAATTCGTAATCGGTATTCTCATCAAATCTTGTTTTCTTTTTTAGCACTTGGAAGTTAGATGCTGCTTCGCCAAACTCTTCAAATATAAACTCATCGCTCATTTGTTGAGGTAAATCAGCTCCTTGTGCTTCTGGAGGAAGTCCTACAATTGCCCTTACCTCATTAGGAGTCATGCTTTCAAGTACCTTATTTGCAACTAAAGGAGATAAACTATTTAAAGAGTCAATAACATCTTGACTTGTTGAGCTTGTTTTTGCCTCTAATTTAGGAGCACCTAACATTTCTCTAATCTCATCTTTAGTCAAATTTTGAGCTATAATTTCTGCACTAAATTCAATTCCAATAGGATCAACTGATTGAATATTCATAGGCTCTTTTACACCTCTGTAGCTGCCTATCATATTAATAACTGCCTCTATTTGTCTTTGCTTGTAATTTACATAAGTGTTTTTAAATATCTCATATCCATCACGCATCTCTTGTCTGCCACCTAATTTGCCAGGCTCTGCAATACCAAATAAAGCCGGAGTAGTAATTTGATGAGCTACATAAATGTTTGTTCTAATTAACTCATCTACATGACCAAAATCTTCTTTAGTCAAATCACTTGCACCTAAATCATCTATGATTGGCTTTCTTCCACTATCGTTTACAAATGACAATAAGAATTTCTTGCCATCACTACCGGTAAATTTATTCTCAAACTTACGCTCAATAATTCTTTTCTCTTCTGGATTAGGCTCTCCGTTTGGTAAAGTAATTAACTTGCTCGGAGTGAAGCCAGTTTGTGCATTGCCTAAAACGTGTTTACTTACTTCAATATCACTTTCAATATAATTCAAACCACCGAAATAAGATGGCAAAGGATAAATGCTAATTCCAGCTCTATATTCTTTTACAAATAAGATTTGGCTTCCTTTAGGGAAGTTAGGATTAAACGCTGGATATATTTTAACATCTTCGTACTTGTCTTTCCAATTCTCTTTTATCCAAAATTGAGTATTGTCTTTGTTAGTTCTAACTTTAGAATAATCTACATGGTAAATATCCGAGATCATTCCATTCATTGACCAAATAACTTGAAGATAAAAGCCACCAAAAAGCTCATTATCAGTTACTATCTTTTTAGTAACCTCTTCAAGTGTTTCTACTTGGTTTGCATTTCTAATAAAAAGCTCTCCGTAAACGTCTCCGGCTTTCCAGCCATTGCCACAGATATAGTTAATCTTACCTTTTATTAATGCTTGATGCTTTGCAGATTTCTTATAAAGCTCTAATAAGTATTCTGGATAGTCATTCATATGACCATACTCATAATAACCTACTCCCTTTTTCTCTTTATAGTCCGGTTGTCTTGCCTCTGCAAATGTTAATATACTGAAATTATCCATAAACTACATATGTATTTAATGTTTCGTTAGTTGTAAATACTGTATCATTGTCAATTACTCTTACTAAACCAACTTCTAACTCTTGGCCGGTTGTAGCTACTGCTGAATTTGAGCCAAATACTAAATAATTCCATTGCCCAATTGTTAAGGCATTGAAAAAAGCATAAGGAAATTCATTGTATCTATTAGGATAAGGACTTAAATCGGTGCTTCTTAATTTAGTAATAGTAATTACTTGCTTCGTAACCACATTAGTAAACTGAAAATACCAATAAGCCCATGCACTCGTTTCTTTTTCATTTAGAGTGAAGATAAAATTAGTAGGATTGTCAAGATTAAGTACCATTCTATATGTAAATAGGTAAACCTCTAAAAATACAAAAAGGAGTGGTAAAAACCACCCCTCTTTTATATACAACTACGAACAACCTTAGTTTGTAATAGCTCCTATTGTAGCAGCAGATACAGACCACATTGGATCAGCTTCCATTGCTTGGAATGTTAAAGAGTAGCCATTTCTGTCGCCAGATGCAGTACCAGTAGCAGAATTACCAGAAGTAATATCTAAACCATTTTTTGCACCTATTAACCAATAAGCCCCGTTCATATCTTCAACGATAGCCATTAATCTGTTTTTAGCCAATAACAAGATTTCGTTTCTTGTTGCTGCAGCTAATTTGTTTAAAACTACCACAACTTCTTGTTGGTAGAATATAGTTCCGTTTTGTACGTTAGCAGTAATAGTTTCAGTAAGTGAAGATGTTTCACGAACTTGAGAATATAGCCAGAATTTTTTACCAGCGTCCATTGTTAATGTAGCAACACCAGCAGCGTAAGCGATTGAAGCAACATTATCAAATTCTACAAATCTTACTGACTTTACACCACCTAACGACTCTTTACAATCTAATACGAAACCTTGAGTTAAAGCACAAGCCATGTTTATTTAATTTAAAAATTGAGAAGAAAAGTGGGAGTATTTAAACCCCCACTATAATTTTATTATACTAATACGAAAGCAACCATTTGAGTACCGAACGCATAGTTCACACCCATTTTGAATTCACTTACGAAACGAACTTCATCAGCTTCTTTAGCGTAGAAGATTTCAAATTTCTCTTCTTCGTTCAATAAGTCAGTACCTAAGAATAAGTTTTCTAAATTTGTAGCATACATTTTAGAAGTACCATTTAAACCTGGAGTAGCAACAACTTCAATTGAAGTACCTGGTAAGAAGAAAGAGCTATCAGCTTTTACATCTACTGCATAATGGAACATATTAGCATTTTTCAATGCGATAGTGTATGTACGGAATACATCTTGACCACAGAAGATTTTAGTGCTATCTTTAGATACGATTTCAGCAGGGATTGCTTTGTAGATTGCATCAAAAGCAGCGATTACGTTAGAAGCAACGATACCTACTGCAGTAGTGATTGGAGTAGCAATGTAAGCAGCAGCGTTAGCTAAGATTACAGTACCATCAGCAGCAGCTAATTTAGCGATACCATCAAATTTGTTTAAGTTAGCAGTACCAGAAGCAGTATCGCCTTGCCAGATAGCAGTTTCTAATTGAGCAGCAATTTTAGCAGCTTTTAAATTAGAATAATCTTCAGCATAAACCATTTCAGTATACATTGATCCTGCAGGTAAAGCTTTTTGAAGATATTTAGTTTCTAAAGATTTGATACAAAGAGCTTCGTTAACTTTGATTTTACCAATAGTTACAGTTCTTTGAGTGAAAGTAGTAGTACCAGAAGCATTGAAGCCACAAGTTCCACCAGCTTGGAATACTGCATCAGTATCCATGATGTTGATTTTTTCAGCAGATTTTACACCTACCATTACGTTACCTTGATTTTTAATCAAAGTAGCAGTTTTTGCTCCTAATACAGCAGCAGACACTAATAAATCTTGATTTTCAATAGTGTAGTTTGATAAAGCACTTACGTTAAACGCCATTTTTCTTAATTTTAAATTGTTATTTGATTATTTTACTTTTTTAGCCATTTCTAAAAAACGATTGATTTTTTCGTTTTTCTTTTCAATTTTTTGAAAGCTACTTGGAGCATCAATTGGATCAGCAGTTGCAGTTGTAGCTAAACCCTCAATTGCAGAAGCTAAATCTTTAATAGCTGCTTCAAATTTAGAGTACATTGCTAAAGCATTTTCCTCTTGGCTTACCAATTTTGCAGATTGCTCTTCAAATTGACCTTTAGTAGCTGCTAACTCTTCTTCAAGTTTAGCAATCTTTTCTTTTAATTCTTGCTCGGCATCTACTTCCGGCATTTCTTCTTCTACCTCTGGAGTTTTAATTTCAACAATCATACCATTCTCATCTAAGACAATAATGGTTTTGTCTGCTAAAATATGCTCTCCCATAGGTGCAAAAGTTCCATCAGCTAAAGTAACAATACCACCTACTTCATACTTATCTACGTTGATTGTAGTACCATCTTCTAATGTGTACTCTACAAACTCAACTTGACTTTCTGTAGCAATTGGAGCATCATTAAATAGCTCTTTTACTTTGTTTACGAAATCAATTGGGTGCATGATATATTTTATTTTAATTAGTGAACAATAATTTTAGTGCAACTTAACTTGGTCAAGTAAGTTTTTGATTTGAGCTTTTATTTGCTCTGCTTTCATTTCTTCCGGTCTTTTATACTTAAATAAACCCTCAACCGAGAAGCCTTTGAAATCTCCGTTCTTAATAGAAGCCCATACTTCTGGATTGTCTACTTTAAAGCTACCAAACCAACTACCCTCTGGTGCATCTTCAAATCCGACCATTGGTTGTATGCCTCTTTTCTTTGAAGTGATAAAGCTCTCAAATAAAGTAACCCCATCTACGATTTGCATTGGATCATGCATTAAGTTTACATTAGCTTGATACCCTTTTTGGAAGTACTTTTGTACTATTTTTTGAATAGTAGCAGCATTAAATACCACATAATACTCTCCATTTGCATCAAATCTATATATTGGAGTATCGCTTAACATTAAAGGACCAGAAACGATTTGCTCATCTTCATTGATTGAGAATTTCATTTTTTGAACGCTTGTTAGCTTGTTCTCTGCCCAAGTCAAAGCAGCTTCGCCACCCCAAGCATCGTACATTAATTTACCACAACCATCTTCGTAGCTTTTAGAGCTTTCTAAATCTACTTTGTGTCTGCTTAAATAGGAGTACATTCTTTGGATAGTATCTAAACTGATTGGCTCTCCACTTGCTAATTGATTAGCTCTTGTTTTGCCTACCGGAGTTCCACAAGTACCCCAACCATTTTCTTCTGCCCAATCTAAAGCCTTTTGAGCAGTATTCTTTACGCTCTCCGGATAGTCGCTAAATGAGTCAGCAAACTTTAAGAAATTCTTTTGAATTGCAGGTTTGTCAACGAGTGCGATGAAGTCCACCTCACTATCATCGTTGAAGTCGCTTGATATATCCAAGTAATAGAATGGAATGTTTGAGTCATATTTCATAATAATAAATAGTTTAATTTTTATTTAAAGCGACTTGAATTAAGTATTCTTGTTACTCTATTTTGTGAATTTGTTACATCGCTCTCTAAAACGTATGCTTTTATAGCTTGGTTTCCGAGTGCATTAATTGTTCCTTGATTTAATTGTGTTACTGTTTGTTGAATTGGTACACTTGGAGTCATAGGTGCATTACCACCAGCTCCACCAGATACGCTCATGCTTCCAGTTGTGCCACCAAATTGAGTTTGTGCAATTTTAGATATAGTTGCAGCAGTTGTTGCCCCTATCATAGTAGCATTTACACCTCTTGCTATTGCCCCAAATGGCTCTGGAAGTACAGATTTAGCAGACAAAGCATTTACAACGCCATTCAATCCACTTATAATCGTTTGAGCTATTTGTATTTTCTTGTTAGTTTCAAATTGCTTTTTTAATATCTCTTGCTCTTCTTTACTTCCTTTTTCTACGCCCTCTAATTTAGCAGCATATAAAGCATCGGATAAACCTTGAGCTGACTGAGCATAAGTCATAGCCCACTTTAAACTCTCTTCAAATCTTTGCTTTTCAAGTGCTTTCTCTTTTTCTATTAATTCTTCTTTAGTTTTAGCAACCTGTATTTCGCCTTTTAGCCTTTCAGTTCTTAAAAAAGCATCATCTTTAGCTTGTTGATCTTTAGCCTCTTTGTTTAATTGAGTTTCTTCTTTTAATTGATTATCTAACTCAACTAATTGATCTTCATCTCTTTTCTTATTAAGCAATTTAAAATCTTCAAATAGCTTGTTTTTAGCATCTTCGTGCTCTTTTTCTTTCTTCAGCTCCTCATCTCTTCTTTCTTTATCCTTTTTAGCTTTTTCTTCTCTTTCTTTTCTATCTGCAGCTATTCTTTCATTTCTTGCTACTATGCCATCAGCGTTTGATTTAGCAATATCGTTAGATGCTTCTTTCGCTGCTTGTGTATCTATTTTTTTAATCTCATTATAATATCTAATTTGGGCTTCCGTTTTTCTTCTTCTATAACTTTGCTCAATATTAAATATCTCTTGTTCACTTGCATTTCTTGCTTTTGCTTTAGATACATCAATTCTCATTTGATTATCTAAAGATTTTAATAGCTCATCTAATTCAAATTTTGCACCCTCTTTAATGGTTTTATTGAATTCTTTTTGTTTATTAGCTGCTTCTTGTGCTGAATTTGAAAGTTTATCAAAGTAAGATATTGCTTGTCCCAATCCGACTACAAGTAAACCTATACCGGTTGCTGCAATAGCCCCTTTAAGAACATTAAAAGCCACACTCGTAGTTTCTACCTCAATTCCAAATAATCGCATTGTAACTGCTGCAGCTTTTGTAGCTATTTCATTTGCCTTAATTACAACTGTACTATTTTGAATTACAGATATTAAGTTTTTAAAGCCTTGAATACCGGTATCTAAAAAGGTATTTAAACCCTCACTTAAAGCTAAAGCACCTTGTACCTTAAGTAAAGTTTTTTGTAAATCTTCACTCTCAACTCCAAAAGTAGCCATTGCGCCTTGAACTGCTGCAAATGCTCCGGCTATACCTTGAACGGATTGAGATACTGCTTTAAATTTAGCATCTGGATTAAATGCTTCTGCCATACTTTTAGCATCTCCAATTCTATCTCTTAACTCGGCTACTCGTTTCGCTGCATTAACTGCTTCTTTTGATCCTTCCCCAAATTTAGCTGCTAAAGATACCAATTCATTTGTAGCATCTCTTAATTGCTTTTTAATACTACCAACTGACTCAACTGCTTGAGCCGAGTCAATTACTACCTTTGTGCCTACTATATTATCTGCCATTTTATATAAGTTCTAAATTATTTATTTTATTTACTAAACAAGCCTCGCCCTCGTAGAATGCACCAGCCAAATTCAATCTGTCTTTATATCCAGCTACATATTGATTGTAATCAAAAGTATTATCTATTACTTTTAATAACTCTACTTTTGTAGGTACGCTTAATAAAGGATTGTAATTGTCTATTTTGTTTATTCTCCATATAGTTCCATCTATAAGTATGTTTTTACTGAAATCTAATGTTCTAATATCCATCATTGTCAGCCAAAAATGAGCAGTAAGGATAATACTATTAGGGTCAGTAATTTCTGCAAAGTAAGGACTCCAGAAAGCATTGAATAAACCATAGTTTACCGATGTTCCGGTAATCGTGTAGTAAATCTCTTTTGGAGATGCCCAGCCTAATGACTGAAAGTAAGTGCCATTTTGTGGAACAGTTGGGTGCTCCCACATACCAGCATAAGGGAATTGAGTTATATTAGTGTGATAGTTACCACCAGAAGTATATTTTATATCCCAATTGGCTACAGTTAGCATTTTGGTTTGTAGGATACGGATATTGCTTGAAGTAATACTTTCATCTGCAAAATTACCCTCTTTATATAAAGCCGGTACTATTTTATCTTGACCATTTGGAGCATAGTTTACAGTACTTGCAAAAATAACCTCTAAATCTTCCTTGTCTTTAGCGTATTCGTACTCACTATCGTAAGTAAAGTCCATATAACCCTCATTATACTTCTCTTTATAGGTCTTATTCCAGTAAGCATCATCATTCTTGAATTTAAAATTAAATACACGAGCGTTCAATTCGCCCATAGGTTTTAATCTAATCTCTTGGCTTCTATCAAGTTTGTTAGTCCAATCTAAAGCTTCATTTGTATAGAAATCTATATACGGAGTAATAATCAACCTTTTAGGTATAAATCTATCTTCAACAACATAAAGATTAAATAGCTTTAATATTGAAGTAAAGAAGTCCGTTATTTTAATGTTTTTAGGAACACAATAATTCATTTGTAAATTATCCCCAATAGTAGCTTGAGTTGCTACCTTAACTGGAGTGTTAATTTGCCAAGTTGTTGAATATGACCTAATTGTAGAAACTAAACCACCAACGTATGGAAGATACTCAATTACAACTTTAAAAATATCATTTGTTGCAATAGTAAGTTTTGTGCTTAATCCTTTTGCATAAATATAAGGATTTGTTGTAGTACCTTGATTTGAAGTTTGGAAGCTATCTAATATTGCTACTTCAAGTCCGTTCTTATATAATTTAACTGCATAAAAACCTTGCCCCTCAATAGACATATTCATAAAAAAGCTAAATTCTGTATTACTAACAGTAGCAGCTCCAGTATATTGATATTGTCCACTTCCTATGCTTGAAAAATCTCTAAAAGTACCAGCATACCATAATAAAGTATAAGGAGATGCAGCAGTTAAATTAAAAGGAGGAGGCTGTAATGTACTAATATTTAATAATTGAGTTATTAATACTTTTAGCCTATCATCATTGTTAGGAACGATTAATGTTTTAAAAAAGTCCGACTCAAAGAATGAACAGTCATAAGTATAACCTACCGAGCTGAATATTCTATCTATGTATTCCTTAACATAAATTGCCGGTCTTAATGCTTGATCGTAGTAATGGTTTCTTGTTGCACTTTCTGCTACCTTTCCGTAGTCAATTAAAGGATAAAAGTACCCAACGCCTGGAGTAGTGTTTCTATCTGCCCAAGAGTCAGTCATGTTTGTATAATTCCAAGCATGGTCTAAATCTGTAAAATCTAATTGGTCAAGTAATTTAGTACCAGAATTTATATTAGAAATAGGATCAACTATCCCTTTGCTTAACTCATAATAAAACCCACCTAACTCCCCAAAAACTGCACACTCGTACTCTACATGATTAGCATATTTTACAACCTCTAAAACCCTTAATTTCCCCTTAAAGATTTGAATATTATCTACTAATATAACGCAATTACTTCCAATGGCTGCAGTATAATTCTCGTTTACGTTTGCTGCAGAAACATTTACATTTTCAATAGCCAAAAATCTACCAAGTTCGGATATATGATTAAAAACCTTGTTGTTCCTTTGAGTTCCTTGTATTACGATTGTCTTTGAATAGCTCGTATTTTTACTACCGAAGTCCTTTACATCATCTATAACATAGCTTAATTCACAAGCTATATCATCTGTTAAATCTAACTCAAAACCCTCTACAAATATTTGTGTAACCATTATCTTAATTGGCTTGATTGTGTTCCTAAAAGTATATCTATTTCTAAATTGAATATCTTGTCTGCTCCTTGCTTTTTCTCTGCCCAGTCGCTTGTTTCAATTGTAACCGGTATCATGGTTGTATTATTGTCTATTTGAGCGTAAACTAAAGGAGAAGCAAGTAACTCTCTTAACCATAAAAAGTCAGTTTCGCTAACATAGTCGCTTATTAACCTCATTTTATGAGTCATTGTATTATTGTAGTTTACTTTGCCCTCTGCTATTATTGAATTGGCTACTCGGCTTATAACCACACCTCTATCTAAACCACTTGCAGTCAAAGTAGTAGTTAATCCTAATTTATTGATAGAATTACGTTCTATGTTTGTATTTACACGATTAACCCCAGAGAATAAGAAGCTCTCAAACCCACCCATTGAGTTTAGGAAGTGTATCATTACTGGATTATTCTTTGTGCAATTGAAGTTTACATTTACTGTAGTATTATTAAGTACATTATTAAAAGCATCGCCATCAACATCAAATAATACTTTACTTGCATCTCCAAATAATATTGAGCTTGTTAATTTAGCATTGTAAACGCCTACAACATTTAAAGAGTCATTAAATGTATAAGTACTTGGACTTGCTATTGTACCAAAATTAACTGTACCTCCTACATAAGTTTGCGATTTGAATATAGGAACATAAACCGAGTAATTCCCATAAGAATTAATTGTTCTATACCTATTTGTACTTAAATATAAAGGAGCTGCACCACCATAAGAAACCAACCCTAAATCAGTTAATAAAGAGTCATTACTAAACGATGGATAACCATACCAAGCTATTGAAGTATCTGTAGCTACGTTTGTAGTTATGTTCCCACTCAAGTCCTCAACCCCACATTTAACTTGATATTGTATAAACGCTGGATAAGAAGTGCTTATAGTTGATGAAATATAGTTTTTTATAATAGGAGATACGTCTATATAGGCATATATTGTAGCATCAAAAGTAATAGCTTTAAACTCTCTTAAAACCATTACTCCATTGATATAAATATCAAATATAAATCTGTTATAAGAATAAGGTAAAGGAGTAACTGTATTCTCCCCAAAAGCATGAATTAAAGGTCTATATAATGACCTCATTTGCCCTACTGTGTAATTTCCTTGTAATATTGATGGCATATTTATTTATTTTCCCATGAATTTTTAATTACTACATGCACCTCAAAGCCTACTGCTTCTGCTAAATCACTTTTAAATTTAGCTGAATTAAATAACCTTAAAGCATTGTCAAAATATTTAGATGGTTTAATACCCTCTCGTTTTATCTTAGTTGATATTGCATAAGCTAATTGCTTAACACTATTAGCCTCAGTAGCTAATTTTCTTATTGATTTTCTCTTCCTTTCTAAGCCGGATAGCTTCTTTTTTTCAGTCGGTCTAATTGAATTCCTCCTAATCCACATAAGAATAGCCCCAGCCATTTTCTTATTTGCAAATGGACTTTTAAAATTATAAGGACTCCCACTTATTTGCTTACCATATCCAGCAACACCCTTATTCACATAGTCCCAATATTCTGCTGCCTTACTGTCTTTAGGATACCCCAATGTAAGCTCATATCCTTTGCCCATAAATTTGACATCAAAGGTCATATTCATAAGCTCCCCAGTTACTATCTTTTTTTGGCTTCTTAAGTTTCTTTGTGCTGACTCAATAAATACTTGGGCATAAGTAGCTAATAAAGCATCTACCTCTTCCATTTTACCGGTTGTGAGGAAGTCCTTTTTACTTTCGCCAAATGAATATATTGAAGCCATTTACTTTAAATTTTTAATCTGTTGTTGCTCGTAATCTTGTTTCGCTTTCAAATATGCTAAATCATTTAAGAATTGAAGTACCGGCATATCGTATACCTCATCTAATTTTACTCTTTCGTGTTCGGCAACAATTGCTGCTTGATAGATCCAGCCATAAGTGTCCATAAATCGTTTACCACTTTCTCGGACTCGGATTGGCTCATCTTCGCTGCTTTCAATAGGCTCTCCAAATAGTCCTTTGAATTGTCTATCCAATTTAGATATACTTTGCAAAAAAAAACCACCATTCCATAAACCTCTACAATTGATGCACTCAACATATCCTCTGCATATATATCGTGGTCTTGGTCTTGGTATTTTAAATCCCTATACCCAAACCAGCTTTTCTTTTGTGGCATTACCATTGAAGCTGCAATCCTATGCAAGTTTTGAACTACATCTCTTTGGAAGTATTTAGTTGTTATATATCTACCAGTCCCACCTACTCTTATCTCTCTTATATCTGGAATAAAACGATAAACATTTCCATTTGCTTTGATATACTTACAAGTTTTGCTCGGTAGTTGCTCTTTGTATATAAATTCAATCTCCTTGCACTTCTTGTTAAATTCATTCATAGGCATAGCATCTACTTGCTTTTCAGTCAAGTTATATAGAATTGCTACTACCTTAACGATAGCTTCAAAGTTGTCATCTGTTTTTAACTGCTCCAGTTGTTGAAATTGGTAAACAGTTACATCATTCCAAGTCATTGTAGTTTATTTTAAATAGGTAAAAAATAGAAAGTACCTTACGAAAAGGAGTATTGCCCAAACCCACCTTGTAGGTAAGTAAGTGCCACATATCTTAAAGCATCAATAGCATGGTCATTCATTCCTATAACTTCATTAAGCATTTCGCCATTCTTTTGCTTCCACTTGTAACTTGCTAACTCTCTTAATAGATTAGTACTATCGTTTGTAATATTCATTTTATAGCCCTTGAGTAAGTTTAAACCAGCTCTTACCGAGTCAGCTCCTTTCTTTACCCCACTTGCATTGATACCGCAATTAAATAACTCTTGAATAGATTTAGGCTCGGAGCTATCTGCTATAACCGAAGTAATGCCTTGCTCTTTTAACTTATCTGCTAACATAGGATTAGTTAATTGCCTTTCATAAACAAATTCCTTAATATAAAGCTCCCCATTATACCTCCAAACCCCAACACAAGCCGAAGGATCATTTGTAAAACCAAAGTCCAAGCCATAACCTACTAAAGTTGCATCTATTGGTATTTCGCTGCACCTTGTATAATTTCTAAACACTAACCCCTCAATCTTGCCGGTCATTCCTCGTGCATATACTTTCCATAGCTCAAGATCAACCTCTTTTAGATTTTCAATTTTCTCTACTAACTTCTTGTCTATAAATGGATTGTGTCTATAATCGGATATTAATAATTTAACATTTGGTTGCCCTAATAACTTCTCATGCACCCAAAATGCCTCATTTGGATTATAGTCAATATAGGTTTTGACTTTAGTACGCATATAAAGCTCGTTAAATACATCATAACGCACCCCATTAGCCTCATTGATAAATAAGTAGTCCCTTTTACCATTCTTGGCATCTTGAGCATCATCATAGCTTTTAAACTCTATTATGCTTCCAGATTGAAAGGTAAATATTCTATCCGACTTGTTATATTCCTTGACTAATTGCTTTAGTTCCTCACTTGAGCTCCAAATAGTAATGGCATCTCTTAACGCTCCGGCTTTTAAGTTGGGTATATCTTGACCGGCTACAGTTATAACCAAATTAGGCTGACTTACTGCAAAAGTAAATAGCACCTGGAGAATAGAGTATGTTTTACCAGAAGAAGTCCCCCCTTGATTAACTACAATATCCTCTTTTGCATCTAAATTAGCTTTATAAAGTACTCCGGTAGTAAACATTATTTTAAGGTAAAATCCTTTTCTATTAATATAAAAAAAGAATTGTTAGATGAAGTTGTGCTTATTATAAACCAACCCTCTTTTAAATAATCATTTAGTATTTTATATAAATGATCATTTTCAGCTGTTGGTATTTCTGGCAAAATGAAAAATCTTTGTTGTTTGTCCATAGTTTATTTGTTTTTAAATGTTGTATTGTAATATAGTTCTTGCCCTTTTTCGTTTATATACCAACCTTCATTGTCTATATTGTCTTGTCCTTTTAAATAAGCTGTTTCTATTTGTTCCTTCTCCATTTCTTTAGCTTTTTCAATATGATAATATTGCTCTTCGCTTAATGCTTTTGGAAATAATTGTTCAATTAAATATTCTACTGCTGTTTGTTGTTTCATAGTTTATTTGTTTTTAAGGTTTAGTAGTTCTTGTTTTACTTCCATCCAATATTCTAAATATGAAGGTTTCATAACAAAAGTATCTTCATCTATTAGCATATCAGTTTTTATTATTTCATCTACTGCAATTAATGCACATTTTATTGCGTTTTGGTATTTCATATTATCACTTAAAAATGACATAATAGAATTATTGTATTTATCTACTAATTCAATTGCTTTTTCTTTTGGTGTCATAGTTTATTTGTTTTTAGTTGTTAATAGTTATTCATATATTTCTTTAATATGCAATAATATATAAGTTATCAATGAAATTATATTTATAATTAAAATAGTATAACCAAAAATTGTATTGCGTATAATAATATTATTTATAGAAACTCCAATAACTGAAGATA